GGAGAAAGATATAACAATACTAAAGAAGTTGAAGGTGGAAATCTTATTATGAATACTGAGATTTATAATCATCAATTTATAAATAGAATTGCAAAAGTTATATCTACTCCAATCATTGGTGATACAGATATTAAACCTGGAGACGATGTTATAATACATCATAACGTATTTCGTAGATGGCATAACCAACATGGTGTCGAAAAGAATAGTAGAAGTTATTTTAACGAATCTACTTATCTAATAACCCAAGACCAAATATTTTTATATAAAAGAAATAATAAGTGGAATGCCCCAAAAGGATTTTGTTTTGTAAAACCTTTAAAAGAAACAGATGATCCACTTAATGTAAATATAGAAAGACCTTTAATTGGTATTGTTAAATATTCAGATGGTACTATTAAAGAAGGAGATTTAGTTGGTTTCAGGCCAAAAAGTGAATATGAGTTCGTAATTGATGGCGAACGACTATATCGTGTTTTATCTAATTTTATAACTATCAAATATGAATATCAAGGAGACGAAGAAGAATATAATCCAAGCTGGACAGAAAGCAGTTGACGAACTGATTAAAGTTGCGAAGGAACCAATTGTAGATTCAGATGATGATATATCAGCGGATAGATTAAAAAACGCTGCAGCCACTAAAAAACTAGCTATATTTGATGCGTTTGAAATATTAACTAGAATTCAAGAAGAAGAGAATTTACTTGAGGGTAAAGAAACTGAAAAGAAAGAACAGGTTTTTAAAGGATTCGCAGAAGGTAGATCTAAATAATGGAGTTTTTATGTTCTAAATGTAGTGCTTGTTGTAGAAATATAATTGATTTAGGTTTACCACATAATGGCGATGGTATATGTTTGAATTTAAATAAAAAAACTAATGAGTGTTTAATATACGAAACTAGACCAGATATTTGTAAAGTTGATAGAATGTTTGAGAAACATTTTAAATCAAAAATGACAAAAAAAGAATTTTTTATTAAAAATACCGAAGCTTGTCATCAACTTATTGATCGAGAAAAATTAGACAATAGTTACAAGATAGACATTAAAGAATATAATTAAATAATGTACGAGCAAAGTTTATATAAAATAATCGAACCAATTAAGAAAACTACTATAAGTAGACTTAATAAAGGTAAAAAATGGAAATATGGATACAATAAAGAACATGATATCATCGTTATATCAAAAACTGGAAAAATTGGGGAAATATATGAAATCCAAAATCTGCGAATTGGTTTGCCGTTGGAACCAGTGCGAATGCAAGTGCACGACAGCGGACAAGGAAAATGGGTAAAAGAAGAATATCCTAAAGAATTAAGTAGGATAAAGAATATATTTGATTGGAGAAATTATCCAGATGAACAAAAAGATCAATGGTTCGATTATATAGACGAAGAGTTTAAAAGAAGAGATGAAGGATTTTGGTTTATGAATAATGGTAAACCAACCTATATAGTAGGAACTCATTATATGTATCTACAATGGAGTAAAATTGACGTTGGCGCTCCAGATTTCAGGGAAGCAAATAGGTTATTTTATATATTTTGGGAGGCATGTAAAGCAGATAAAAGATGCTACGGTATATGTTACCTAAAAAATAGACGATCTGGATTTTCTTTTATGTCTTCAGCTGAAGCAGTTAATCTAGCTACATTAGCAACCGATAGTAGATATGGAGTACTTTCTAAAACAGGTGCAGATGCTAAGAAGATGTTTACTGACAAGGTGGTTCCTATAAGTATTAATTATCCATTCTTTTTCAAACCTATCCAAGATGGTATGGATAGACCTAAAACAGAATTAGCATATAGAGTACCAGCAAGTAAATTTACAAGAAGAAAAATCACATCTAACGAAAAGTTAGAAGATATACAAGGATTAGATACAACTATTGATTGGAAAAATACTGGAGATAACAGTTATGATGGTGAAAAACTAAATCTATTAGTACATGATGAGAGTGGCAAATGGGAGAGACCCGATAATATATTAAATAATTGGAGAGTTACAAAAACATGTTTACGATTAGGTAGTAGAATTATTGGTAAATGTATGATGGGCTCAACTTCAAACGCACTAGATAAAGGTGGAGACAATTTTAAGAAACTATATAACGCATCAGATGTCACAAAGAGAAATCGAAATGGCCAAACGAAGTCTGGTTTATATTCTCTGTTTATCCCAATGGAATGGAACTACGAAGGATTTATTGATGAGCACGGAGTTCCAGTTTTTGATACACCAGACCACGATGTGCTCGGCCCAGATGGTGAATTAATAGATGTAGGAATTGTAGAACATTGGCAGAATGAAGCTGATGGTTTAAAAGGTGATCATGACGCTTTAAATGAATTCTATAGACAATTTCCTAAAACTACTGAACACGCGTTTAGAGATGAAGCTAAAGGTAGTATTTTCAATTTAGTTAAGATATATGAACAGATAGATTATAATGATGAAATGTCTAGAACCCTTGGAGTTACTAAAGGTAATTTCCAATGGGTGAATGGAGTAAAAGATACGCAAGTTATATTTTACCCAGATCAACAAGGTAGATTTAAAGTCAGTTGGGTTCCAAAAACTGAATTACAAAACAGAGTGGTACTTAAAAATGGTATAAAATATCCTGGTAATGAACACATGGGAGCGTTTGGTTGCGATTCTTATGATATATCAGGGACCGTAGATGGACAAGGTTCTAAAGGAGCATTACACGGCTTAACCAGGTTTAGTATGGAGGACGCTCCTGCGAACAGCTTCTTTTTAGAATATCTATCAAGACCACCTACGGCTGAAATGTTTTTTGAAGATGTTTTAATGGCGCTAGTATTTTATGGTATGCCTATACTCGCAGAGAACAATAAACCTAGATTACTTTATTATTTAAGACGAAGAGGGTATAGAGGGTTTAGTATGAACAGGCCAGATAAGATATGGAACAAACTGTCTGTAGCAGAAAAAGAAGTTGGAGGAATTCCTAACTCTAGTGAAGATATAAAGCAAGCCCATGCTGCTGCTATTGAAATGTATATACAAGATCATGTGGGCATGAAACAAGATGGAACATTTGGAGACTTATATTTTAATGAACTATTAAATGATTGGACTAGATTTGATATAAACAAACGTACAAAGTTTGATGCGTCTATTAGTTCAGGTTTAGCAATTATGGCAAATAATAGGCATTTATATGCTCCAAACGCAAAAATAGAAAAACCAAAATTAAACATAAGCATTGCTAAATATTCAAATAAAGGTAGCATGTCTAAAATAATTAAAAATTAAGTATGGCTGAGTCAGTTGTAAAAAGTTATTTCCCAAGTCAAGTAGTTACTGATGCTGAAAAGTTAAGTTACGATTACGGGTTAAAAGTTGCTAAAGCTATAGAAGCAGAGTGGTTTCATAATGATAGACACGGTAACAGATATAAAACACATAAAAATAATTTCCATAATTTAAGATTGTACGCTAGAGGTGAACAATCTATCCAAAAGTATAAGGATGAGTTATCAATTAATGGTGATTTGTCCTATCTTAATTTAGATTGGAAGCCAGTTCCAATTATTTCTAAATTTGTAGATATAGTAGTTAATGGTATTGCTGAGAGAACTTACGATATAAAGGCGTATTCTCAAGATCCATTTAGCGCACAAGAAAGGACAAACTATATGGAGAATATGTTAGCTGATATAAAAGGTAAACAATTTTCTGACTTTGTAAAGAATGAGACTGGTGTAAATCTTAGAAAAACAGACGAAAGTATTGAACTACCTGGTTCAGAAGACGAGTTGGCGTTGCATATGCAATTAGATTATAAACAAGGAATTGAATTAGCCGAAGAACAAGCTATAAACGTATTGTTAGATGGTAGTAATTATGAAATTATTAAAAAACGATTCTTTTATGATCTTACGGTTTTAGGTATTGGAGCTGTTAAAACTTCATTTAACACATCAGAAGGAGTAGTTGTTGATTATGTCGATCCTGCTAACCTTGTTTATTCACATACAGATTCCCCTTACTTTGATGATATTTATTACGTTGGCGAAGTAAAGAGTATTCCAATAAATGAATTAGTAAAGCAGTTCCCACATCTAGAACATGAAGATTTAGAAGAGATAGTTCAGCAAGCAGGGCGAGCGCATAATCTCAATACACATAGTAATCTTGATACTGAAGATAATAATAAAATTCAAGTTTTATACTTCAATTATAAAACGTACATGAATGAAGTTTATAAGGTAAAAGAAATAGGTACAGGTGCTGATAAAATTATACCTAAAGATGATAGTTTTAATCCACCATCAGATAAAGAAGGTGGATATTCAAGATTGTTACGATCTATAGAGTGTATATACGAAGGGGCTTTAATTCTTGGCACGAACAAGTTGCTTCAATGGGAAATGGCTAGAAATATGCTAAGACCAAAAAGTAACTTTACAAAAGTTAAAATGAATTATGCTATTGTTGCGCCTAGAATGTATGATGGTAAGATAGATTCTTTAGTAAAACGTATTACAGGTTTTGCAGACATGATCCAACTAACGCATTTGAAACTACAACAAGTAATGTCAAGAATGGTACCTGATGGAGTGTATCTTGACGCTGATGGTTTAGCTGAAGTAGATTTAGGTAATGGAACGAACTATAATCCACAAGAAGCTTTAAATATGTTTTTCCAAACTGGATCAGTTATTGGACGAAGTTTTACTAGTGAGGGTGATATGAATCCAGGTAAAGTACCTATTCAAGAAATACAAAGCGGAAGTGGTGGTAACAAAATACAAGCCCTAATCACAAATTATAATTATTACATGCAAATGATAAGGGATTGCACTGGATTAAACGAAGCTAGAGATGGTAGTTTACCAGATAAATACGCTTTAGTGGGTGTTCAAAAATTAGCAGCAGCAAATTCTAATACTGCTACAAGACATATACTACAATCAGGTTTATTTTTAACAGCTGAAATAGCAGAATGTTTATCACTTAGAATATCAGATATTATAGATTATTCACCAGCGGCAGAAGCTTTTATACAAGCAATTGGAGCACACAACGTCGCTACATTAGATGAAATAAAAAATCTTAATTTATATGATTTTGGTATATTTATAGAGTTACATCCAGATGAAGAAGAAAAAATGATGTTAGAAAACAACATACAAATGGCTTTACAACAGGAAAGTATAGAGTTAGAAGATGCTATTGACGTAAGAGAAATAAGAAATGTTAGGTTAGCTAATCAAGTTTTAAAAATAAGGAGGAAAAAGAAAATAGCAAGAGATCAAGTACTTCAACAACAAAATATACAAGCACAAGCAGATGCTAATATGCAAACACAACAAGCGTCTGCTGAATTAGAGATGCAAAAAGAACAAGGCGTAGCACAATCAAAAATAAGTATTGACAATAACAAAGCACAATTAGATAGTCAAAAACTAATGTTAGAAGCTGATCTTAAAAAACAATTAATGGCTGAGGAATTCCAGTACAACATGCAACTAAAGGGATTAGAAACAGACGGTCAAAAAACTAAAGAGAAAGAAAAAGAAGATAGAAAAGATCATAGAACAAAGATACAAGCAACACAACAATCAGAGTTGATTGATCAAAGAAACAAAGACAAACCACCTAAAAATTTTGAATCTGCAGGTAATGATACAATTAGCGGCGATTTCGATTTAGGTGCATTTGAACCAAGGTAAATTTATTAACTATTATTATATTATATTATGGCAAAAAAGAAAAAAGAAGAGGTAGTAGAACAGACTACCGAGCAACCAAAAGTAGACGATACAGTCGAAAAAATTAAAGTGAAAAAACCATCAATGAAGAAATTCAGTAATGATCCTGATGGTGTAACAAAAGTAGATTTAAGTAAACCGTCAAAAACAGAAGATGAACAACCAACTGATAACACAAAAACCGAGGAAGTTCAAGAAGAGGTTGTTGAAGAAACGACTGATAAAGAAGAGGTTGTTGAGCAATCTACAGAAGAAGATACTGAAACACCTGTTTTAGAAGAAATCACTAATGAAGAAGTTGAAGAAGTTCAAGAACAGATAGAAGAAGTTATAGCTGAAGCAGAAGCAACTGGAAAACCTATACCAGAAAATATCCAGAAATTAATGGATTTCATGGAAGATACTGGTGGTGATATACATGACTATGTAAAACTTAATCAAGATTACGGTGGTCTAAATGATGAGGATTTATTAAAAGAGTACTACACTCAAACAAAACCTCATTTAAACACAGAAGAAATTAACTTCCTTATGGAAGACACGTTCTCTTACGACGAAGAGATGGATGACGAAAGAGATATACGTAGAAAAAAATTAGCGTTAAAAGAGCAAGTTGCCAGCGCTAAAGCCCACCTGGACGGGCAAAAGTCCAAATACTATGAAGATATTAAAGCTGGTAGTAAGTTAACTACAGAACAACAAAAAGCAGTTGATTTCTTTAATAGATACAACAAAGAATCTGAGGAAAATCAGAGAACAGCACAAGCACAATCTAAAAATTTCGTACAGAAAACTGAACAAGTTTTTAACGATAAATTCAAAGGTTTTGAATATAACATCGGGGATAAGAAATTTAGATTCAATATTAAAAATGCGAATGAAGTAAAGGAATCTCAAAGCGATATCAATAATTTTGTCCAAAAGTTTTTGAACAAGAAGAATATGATGGAAGATGCTAAGAGTTACCATAAATCTTTATTTACAGGAATGAATGCTGACGCTGTTGCTAATCACTTTTATGAACAAGGAAAAGCAGATGCTATGAAAGATAGTGTTGCTAAAGCCAAAAATGTGAATATGAATCCAAGACAAGCTCATGGTGAAGTTGAAGCAGGTGGTATTAAAGTAAGAGTATTAGGTGAAAATTCCAATGATTTTAAGTTTAAAATTAAACAAAAATAACAATTTAAAATTACAAAATTATGGCAATTACTGCAGGTAATAATTTGAATAGTGTTCCAGCTCAACAGCAACAAACTCTATCTACAAATTATTTAGATCTAGCTACGGGTAGTGCAAACACTCTTGGCTGGGCACAACAATATGTACCAGACCTAATGGAACAAGAAGCTGAAGTTTTCGGACCGAGAACTATTTCAGGGTTTCTTTCACAAGTTGGGGCTGAAGAGGCTATGGCGGCTGATCAAGTCGTGTGGTCTGAACAAGGTAGATTACATCTTTCTTATAAAGGTAAATTTACGGATACTACTTCATTTTTAGTACAGCAAGATATGGACGGTGCTATTAAAACTGCCGCTGGTATCTCAAACGGTTTAACTGGTGTTAAACACGGTATTAGACTTAACGATACTGTTATTGTATCTGATGCGACTAACGGCGTTGTAAAATGTTTAGTTACTGGTATTTCAACTGATGACATTACTTTAGCGCCTTATGGAGGCGCTGCGGTTACTGGAACAACTTCAAACTACACTAGTACTATATTAGTTTATGGTTCTGAATACGCGAAAGGTGTTGGTTATGAACAAAAGGGTGGTACACGTACTGATACTAGAGGTGCTAACGAACCTCAGTTCAAATCATTTACAAACAAACCAATCATTATAAAAGATTACTACGAAGTGTCAGGTTCTGATACAGCTAGAATTGGTTGGGTTGAAGTTACTTCTGAAGGTGGAGGTGCTGGATACTTATGGTATCTAAAAGCTGAAGCTGATACAAGAGCTCGTTTTACTGATTATTTAGAAATGGCAATGTTAGAAGGTGAAGTTGGTTTGGATTCAACTGCTGAAACCGGAGTCGATGACTTTCTTTATGGAGCAGATGGTGGTGAAAAAGTTGGTACTGAAGGTTTATTTGCCGCTATTGAAAGTAGAGGTAATTTAACTTCAGGTGTAACTGGTGTAAACGCAGCTACTGATTTAGCTGAATTTGATGCTATCTTAGCTGAGTTTGATAAGCAAGGTGCTATTGAAGAAAATATGATGTTTGTTAACAGAGCTACTTCGCTAGCGATGGATGACATGTTAGCTTCAATGAATTCTTATGGAGCTGGTGGTACTTCTTATGGAGTATTCAACAACTCAGAAGATATGGCACTTAATTTAGGTTTCTCAGGATTCCGTAGAGGTTCTTATGATTTCTACAAATCAGATTTCAGATATCTAAATGATTTAGCTACTAGAGGTGGTATTAACGCTACTGCTGGCGCTAACGCGATTAGAGGCGTCATGGTACCAGCTGGTACATCTTCAGTTTATGATCAAATGTTAGGGAAAAATCTAAAACGTCCTTTCTTACATGTGCGTTATAGAGCTTCTCAAACTGATGACAGACGAATGAAATCATGGGTTACTGGTTCGGTTGGTGCTGCTACATCAGCATTAGATGCGATGCAGATACACATGTTATCTGAAAGATGTTTGATTACACAAGGTGCTAACAATTTCATGTTAATGAAATAAGCATTTATTACTTTAAAAGAACCGGGGTTTCGACCTCGGTCCTTTTATTTTTATTAATTTTATTATATATTATATTATGACAAAGAAAACAAAAAAAGTTGAAGTGGAAGAACTTCAAGTTCAAGACGTGGTAGAAATACCACCGGTTGTAGAACAACCAAAAGTAAGAGAAAGAGTAAAACCAAAAAATGAATGGGAGATAAAAGATAGAATGTACACTCTAAAAGGCAGTAAAAAACCGCTTTCTAGATCTATAAAATCTGCTAATATTTATTGGTTTGATGAAGAAAAAGGTTATGAGAGAGAACTTAAATATTGTCAAAATCAAAAAACTCCCTTTGTAGATGAAATGAAAGGAGATCAAAGGTTAGAGCATATTATATTTAGAAATGGATCACTATTTGTAGAAAAAGAACAAACAACGTTACAAAAACTATTGTCGTTGTATCATCCTCATAAAGATAGCATATATGAAGAATTTATGCCAGCAAAAATAGCTGCTGATGAGATTGATATTTTAGAGCAACAAGTTGAAGCTTTAGTTGCTGCTAGAAATATAGATATTGATATGGCAGAAGCTATTATGCGTGTAGAGAAAGGTTCTGAGGTATCTACGTTGAGTTCTAAGGAGCTTAGACGTGATTTACTAGTATTTGCTAGAAATAACCCTAAACTCTTCTTAGAGTTAGCAGATGATGAAAACGTAATGCTAAGGAATTTTGGTATTAGAGCTGTAGAAGCTGGAATATTAAGATTATCTTCTGATCAAAGAAACTTCTTATGGGGTAGTAATGGAAGAAAGTTAATGGTTATACCATTTGACGAACATCCTTATACTGCTTTAGCTCATTGGTTTAAAACTGACGAAGGAATGGAGATTTACTCCAATATAGAAAAACGATTAAATTCGTAACAACCTTATAGTAGAGCAACCACTCTATGAAAGGGTGGTTGCGTTACTATAAATTAAAAAAAATTATGGCGATAAGTATAGATAGAGTATATCAAACAGTATTAGCTATAGCTAATAAAGAACAAAACGGTTATATAACTCCACAAGAGTTTAACTTATTTGCTAATAGAGCTCAGATGGAAATATTTGAGCAATATTTTTATGATATTGCACAGTTTAGTAGAACACCCGGCACTAGTCATGATTATGCTGATGCATTAACTAATTTAGAAGAAAAAATAAGCTATTTTAAAAAGTGGAATCATAGTATAACTATCGGTAATACTCTTTTTGGTGACGCTGTATTACCAGATGACTTGTATAGACTAGGTAACGTATATTCTAATAATTGGAAAAAAGCAGAACCTATAAGTAGAGGCACACAACAGCAATATTATAATAGGAATCCTTTAACAAAGGGAGATTTAGAACGTCCATTTTACACAAGAAAGAGTGATACTAATATTCAATTTTATCCATACGCAGCCGCACCACCAAACGATGTAATATATATAGATTACATAAAAAAGCCCGTAACTGTAAAATGGGGTTATATTGTTGTTAATGATGAAGCGTTGTACGATTCTAGTAATTCTGTAGATTTTGAAATGCATTTATCAGAAGAAGTGGAACTTGTATCAAAGATATTGTTTTTATCAGGTATAACCTTAAATAAACCAGGACTATCTCAAGTAGCGAAATCAGAAGAAGTAAGTAAAATTCAACAAGAAAAACAATAATAAATGGGATTATTAAACAATATATCACAAGCAGAGTACTATCTTGATAGCGGTAGTTGGGGAAAGTACCAATTTACATCATTAGATGATATTATATCTGGATTTATAATATCTCATGTTGGTAATGATAAAGTTATAAGTAGTATTAAAAGAGCTGATGTGCAGTATCACGCTAAACGTGGATTACAAGAATTAAATTTTGATACTTTAAAATCTATTAAATCACAAGAATTAGAAATACCAGCTTCATTAACAATGGTTCTACCACAAGATTATGTTAACTATGTTAAGTTAGTTTGGAGTGATTCCGCTGGTATTGAGCATAATATTTATCCTACTTCTAAAACATCTAATCCAATAGCAATAAATCAAGATCCTTCTGGAGATATTTTTGAAGAAATTTTAACAAATAATAGTTTTGGTAGCGATTTAAGTGATTGGACAGTATCTAGTAACAATCCAGCAAATAATTCAACTAATCCTAGCGCGGCACCATATACTTGGAATAGTAGTGGGTATGTTGACGCTGACGCTGGACGATATAAAAAAATCTACCAATCATCAACTGATATACTAGCTGGGCGTACTTATAGAGTTTCTTATGATCTTACTCTTGTACAAGGGTCTGTTCAAGTTATACTTATAGCTGACGATGGAACTGCTACTGAAGCAACGTATAAGAGTGGACAAGTACAAGATACGGTTGGTAGTTATACGGTTACTCAAGATATTACAGTAAACCATACGTCAACTGCAAGTTGGGCTATTGGAATGTGGAACAATAATGTAAATTTTAGTTTTGATAGTCGCCACGCCACAGATAATTTTATTGGTACAATAGATAATGTAACTTGCCATGATATTGAATTAACTACACAGGTTGAATCAGATACATGGAGCGCTTACAAAGGTGCTACTCCGTCTGAAAATACTACTAATAATTATATAGATGATAAATATTGGCCAATGGACGGATCAAGATATGGATTAGATCCTCAACACGCCCAAGCTAATGGTTCGTTTTACATAGATCAAAATACTGGAAAAGTACACTTTAGTTCTAATATATCTGGGAAAACTGTTACACTAAAATACATTAGCGATGGTTTAGGTACAGATGAAGAAATGGTTGTTCATAAATTTGCAGAGGAGGCTTTGTACAAACATATAGCTTATGGTATACTATCTACTAGAACGAACACACCAGAGTATATTGTGCGAAGATTTAAAAGAGAAAAATTTACAGAAACAAGAAAAGCAAAATTAAGACTATCTAATTTAAAGCTAGAAGAATTAACTCAAATATTACGAGGTAAGTCTAAACATATAAAACACTAGTACATGACCGTATTAAAGCGTAATTTTATAAAAGGTCGAATGAATAAAGACCTTGATGAAAGATTAGTACCTGATGGCGAATATAGAGACGCGTTAAACGTTGAAATTTTGACTTCTGAGGGCTCTGATATTGGTTCACTACAAACTTCATTAGGTAATAATAAACTGTCTACAATAACTTTACCAGGACAAGAATGTGTTGGATCTATTGCTGATGAAAAGAATAATAAAATATATTGGTTTATTGCTGGTAATAGTCTTTCTATAAAATTACATCCTGATAATAATATTCATGAGGTACATCAAGATGCAATATTAGAATATGATATATTAACTGATACTATTACACCTGTTTTAGTAGACAACTACGCGGTACAAACCACTTTAGAAGATGGAACAACTGCTGGTAATTATGGTTATACTACACTTATACCAATGAAAGATGTTGGTGGAATGCGACCTGGTATGAAACTGAAAGTATATGATAGTTCTGGTGATTTAATAAACCCTGATTTTCTTGGTATAGCTGGACAGCATGCTCCAAGTAGCAATTACACTGTCTCACAAGATATAATTACAATGGGAGTATTTAGCACCCCAACTGTAAAAACAAATTTAGACTTTACCCTAACCGCGGGTGAAGAAGATAAATTAACCTTAATTTTTGAATCATCTAGAGTCCTTAATTTCGATAAATCTAGAATGATAACAGGTATTAATCTTATTGATGGAATGTTATTTTGGACAGATAATAGTTCAGAACCTAAAAAAATTAATATACAACGATGCAAGGAAGGTAATGATAACACCTTATTTATCCATCCACACCAATATCCTAGTAATAATTTAAATAGTACAGCTTTTATTGTTGATGGAGCTCCTATAGCAATACATCGGATACAAGACGTTAATATTAACCACCCATATGGTTATCCTAAAATAATATCAGAAGAAGATATAACAGTAATAAAAAAATCCCCAACAACTCCACCTACTTTAACATTAAATAATTGGCTAGGTAGAGATTCCAGTTTTAACGGTACTTTTGTAAAAAACCCTGGTAGTAATAATGCGCCAGAACCTTTAATTGTTGGAGAGACAAAATCAGTTACTTTAGATCAATCAAGTATAAGATATCCAGTTGGTAGAATATTATTAAGTCAACAAGCTAGTATTAATAACGGTGTAGTTGATGAGAATAATTATAGTGTAAAAGCTAAAGTTGTATCTGGTGCACCTCAAATTACTACACCCGCTTCTTGGACTTTAACTGGAGGTACTACAGTGGCTAATGTTAGTGTTCCTCCAACCGTCAACTATGCGCCTCCTTGGAATATAATACATTACGCAAACCGTATGTTAATCTATTCCCCTAACACTTCAATTGTACCAGGACAATTAGTTTGTGATAGTAATGGAAATCCTATACAGAATCTAATGCCTGGAGCTCCACCAGAAATTTTTGTAGAATCGGTTTTACAATTCGGAAGTGGTCTTCCACAAGTTGTTATGTTAACAGGTAATAATTTAAATTGGCAACCAGGAGGTGCAACTTACGCTGCTACTATTCCATCAGGAGCATACGTAGATGTACAGTTTCAAGTTTATACACCACCTATCGTAACAACTGATCACCATTGGTTAAAAATACTAGAGATTCATGGCGTTACAACTACTGCTGATGAAACTTGGAATATCATAGAAAATCCACACGATAAGATATTTGAACATAAATTCCCTAGATTTGCTTACAGATATAAATATGAAGATGGAGAGTATTCTGCAATGTCACCATTTTCAGATATCGCATTCTTACCACACGAAAACGGTTTCGATTACCATCCAAAAAAAGGATATAATTTAGGAATGACTAATGGATTGGTTAATTTAGTAGTTGGATCGTGGAACCCAAAAGACAGGCCATTAGAAGTTAAGGAAATACAAGTATTATATAAACAATCTAATTCACCTAATATATACGCGGTACAAAACTTTAAGCGTAATGATTGGGAGTGGAATCAAAGTATTTATAGTAAAGGTATTGATACTAAAAACAATGGTTATCTATCGATTAATTCAGAGATGATACATCATGCTATTGAATCAAACCAAATATTACGTCCTTGGGATAATGTCCCTAGAAAAGCTTTAGCACAAGAGATCACAGGTAATAGACTTGTGTATGGTAATTATTTACAAAATTATGACCAAGAAATAGATAATGTTAGTATTGAAGCAACTATACAAAGCCAACCAATAACAGGTGTTTCACATAGAACTGGTAATTCAACAGCGGAAAAATCACTAAAATCTTTTAGAGAATATCAAGTAGGTGTTGTTTATAGAGACGAGTACGGTAGAGAAGCTCCAGTACTATCACCAAGTAGCGGCCCTGTTAAAATACAAAAAGATTTCTCTAGGTACTCTAATATTATAGAAGCAAAAATAAATCATCCTCCACCGTCTTGGGCAACATCGTTCAAGTATTTCGTAAAAGAAACTTCCAATCAATATTATAATCTAGCTATAGATAGATATTACGATGCTGCTGATGAATCTATTTGGTTGTCTTTTCCATCAGAAGATAGGAATAAGATTGACGACGATACAACTATAATACTAAAAAAAGGTCATGATGAAGATAGAAATATTATAGTTCCCCAAGAAAAGTTTAAAGTTTTAT